TTACTGATGCAAATAAAAATTTCCCAACAAACTATCTGGCAGGAAAAAGAATTCGTTATATTGCTGGAACCGCTTCTTCTTCTGCTGGTACAGCAACCGTAGAAGTTTCAGTAACGTCAAATACTGCAACAGTAATTACGATACCTACATTAACTTCCAACAACACAGATACATTCTATGCAATTTATGAAATTCCAGCAAGAAGCACAGGTATTGATATAAAATGGCTGTTTGGTCTTTCCGATGTAGAAAAGAAAGGAAGATGGTTGATTTCTCCCCGTGGTGGTGGTTCAAATATTTTTGATATATTTGACATCCCAACATCAACTTGGGAACTCACGCCATTCATTACACCAATTACAACTACTTTGACTACGGGTTCCATGTATGTCTATGACGGAGTTGATTCGTATTACTTCACCAAAGATGCTACAAACCGTATTTATCAACTAGATCTTTCTAAGTTCCAAGTAGAAGCAGCAACATCTATTCCATATGCTCATGGTACAGCAACCCTCAGCAATAAATTTGAAATTGTAAAAACTGTTGATGGTTTAACATATCTGTACGTCATGCGTCATACTGGTCAGGAAATGTGGCGTACTCTTAAGTTCTGGTAAGTATGCAATATAACATAAATATTAACACATGGCATTAGATTTTCCTACATCACCAGCACTTAATGAAATTTACTCATATGAGGGTCGTTCATGGCAATGGAACGGCACTGCATGGGATGTTTATAGTTCTGGTACATCTGGAAATACTGGAGCAACTGGTCCCACAGGTCCAACTGGTCCCACAGGTCCAACTGGTCCCACAGGTCCGACTGGTCCCACAGGTCCGACTGGTCCCATAGGTCCGACTGGTCCCATAGGTTTCACAGGTCCCACAGGCCCAACTGGTCCCATAGGTTTTACAGGTCCCACAGGTCCCACAGGCCCAACTGGTCCCATAGGTTTCACAGGTCCCACAGGCCCAACTGGTCCCATAGGTTTCACAGGTCCCACAGGCCCAACTGGTCCCATAGGTTTCACAGGTCCCACAGGCCCAACTGGTCCCATAGGTTTTACAGGTCCCACAGGCCCAACTGGTCCCATAGGTTTTACAGGTCCCACAGGTCCCACAGGCCCAACTGGTCCCATAGGTTTCACAGGTCCCACAGGCCCAACTGGTCCCATAGGTTTCACAGGTCCCACAGGCCCAACTGGTCCCATAGGTTTTACAGGTCCCACAGGTCCCACAGGCCCAACTGGTCCCAAAGGTGATACGGGACCTGTAGGTAATTATGTAGTTTCATTTAACGGCCTCACTGGTGATGTTACTGGTGTAACTGTTGGTGGAACAAATATCTTTACGGCACTCAATACTTTTAATGCTGGCTTAAGTGCTTCTGGTGGAACCTTTAGTGGAAATATAAACCTGCAAAATGCAGAATTTATTTCAAATAACACTTCTGGTAGATTTGATTTTAGAACAGGTACATCCGGTACCACTTTCCATGGACTGTATATAAATTCTAGACAAGGACAATTCTTTTCTGAAATTGGAACTATAAGAAATACAGATGGATCTTTGAATCAGGGAAGTTTATTATTTGGAACAGATCTTGTTATGAGTGCTGGTAAAAATTTTTCCATGAATACAAACCAAAATTTAAGGTTTGTTGGAAGTGGTATAAATTCAAGCAGTGTGTTTAATCTTCAAGTAACTTTACCTTTAGGGGTAACTTCGAATATATTTTCACTCATTGATTCAAATTCTACGGGGTTTGGTGGTACACGTAATCCTACAACAATTTTTACAAATCCTACTTTGTTTATTTACTCTAGTACTAGTACCAGAAATAATGCAAATGATTTCATAAGATTTGAACATAATACAAATAACGGAAGAATAGTTTCTGGTGGTACATCTGGAATTAGTATAGAACCGGGTTCAGGAGTTTTAGGAATTTCTGGTGATTTGAGTGCTGCTGGTGGTACTTTTTCTAATGATATTAGAGTAAATAGTATGACAATTGGTAGAGGAACTTCCAATATTGATACCAATATTGCATTTGGAGTAAGTGCATATTTCTCGGGTACTACTGGAGCAAATAACGTTGCAATTGGAAGAAATACTTTAAGACTCAATCAAGCAGGAGATTTTAATACTGCAATTGGAAATGGGGCACTCGGAAACAATGTTAATGGAAGAAATAATACTGCAATTGGAGCAAATGCTTTATTAAATACAACCACCAACAATTGGAATTCAGGACAAGCAGAATACAATGTTGCAGTTGGAGGAGGCGCCCTACAAAATAATACTACCGGTTCATATAATATGTCATTTGGTGCATCTAGTCTGGTCGCCAATACGACAGGTCTCCAAAATGTTTCTATTGGTACGTATTCAACTGTAAGAAACACTACCGGAAGTTCTAATGTTGTAATTGGTCATCAAGCTCTTGGTGCAGGCACAGGCGGTACAAGTGTCTATACCGCAAACGTATCAATTGGTGCAAACAGTTTATATAACACATTTAGTGCTGGTTATAATGTTGCCATTGGTGACGAGGTGGGTTATTTTAATAGAACTGGCGCGTCAAATACTCTGATTGGTCGTAACGCTCTACGCAACAATCTTACAGGTAGCGAAAATGTTGCAATTGGTTCTAGAGCAGGTGAATTTGCTGGCACTGCAGGGCAAACACTAGGTAGTTCAAATGATTCAATTTTTATAGGATTCCAAGCACGTTCTGGAAACACAACTTCAAGTAATGAAATTGTGATTGGTTCAGATGCTGTTGGATTTGGTAATAATACTACAGTTATTGGCGCATCTGCAGCAACTTCTGCAACAATTTATGGATTGCTAAATGCTCCAAGTGGTATTAGTGCTGCTGGTGCAACTTTTAGTGGTACAATAAATTTAAACGGACAAACTTTTAGAAATGTTGTTTCTACAATTAATGGTTCTACCGGATCAATTGGTGCAGATTCAATACCGGTTGGACTTACTAGTACAGCAATTACATGCGTTTCATTTCCAAGTGGTATAACATCATTTACCTCAAAAATACCTTATTATATTCCATGTCAAATTACATATAGCCCTAGTAGTGGAACTGGTAAAGTTTTACAAAATAGAGTATATTTTACATTACATAATGCACCAAAACAAAGTACTTTACACACAATAAGATTTCCAAGTTTTCTTACAGGTATTACTGGTAACTGTTTTATTGGAGTATATGATGTAGATATAAATAGTGGATTTCCAAAAAATTTATTATATTCATCAACATCAATCACTGTTGCATCTGGAGTTGGATCAACTTCGGTTACAAATGCTTCAGGACTTCTTACAGTCCCGGCAGGATATTTTTATATAGCCACAATATTTGATAATACACCAACATTATATACATTACCAAATAATCTTAGACCTTCATTTGGTTCTGGTCAATGGACTGCAGGATATGCTAATTATAGCATATTTTCTGATCCGGGTGGTTTTACTTTTCCAACTTCTTTACCTGCAGCTGGTGTAACTTTAGGATATATTGATTATGTTACTGGCAATACTGGAAGTATAACCGGATTATATACAGAATATAGAATTGTTTAATTATGCAATATATAAAAGAACAAATTTTTGATGAACTTACAAATTCTTATTTTATTATAGATGAAAGAATTGTTGAACACTGTGTGGTTAAACAATTAGAAATCATTCGTAATCAAGCCAAAGAATTGATTTTAAATAAAGTCCCAGAATTCAAACAACGTAATGCAGCATTGGGATTATTGTCTGTAGAAGAAACAGAACAAATTAAAACAGATATACAAAATATTCGTTCTATTTCTAATTCTTTGGAACAACAAATTTTATCAATAACATGGGATGGTACCGAAGAAACAAGACCAGCTGTCTGTGATGCAATTCAAAATATACGTTGGCCTTGACTTTTAAATTTAATGTAATATAATGTTTATATGATTTTAAAATACTTTAAAGTACACCAAAATGTAGTTGATCCAAATTACCAAACCAAAATGGCTGCTTGTTTTGATCTTGCTGCATATATTCCCAAAGATGAAAAAGTAAAGGTGTGGGAAGGCAAAGAAACTAGCGAGATTGAACCACAGTATGATCATGATAAAGATCAATACTATATTCTTCTTATGCCGGGAGAACGTGCAATGGTACGTACTGGGTTGACCTTTGATATTCCAAGCGGATATTCAATTCGACTTCATCCAAGATCTGGAATGGTTTTAAAGTACGGTTTGACTCTGGCAAATTGTGAAGGTGTAATTGATGAAGACTACACATATGAAACCAAGTTAATTATGATTAACACTAACTTACAAGAGCCTATTAAAATTTACAACAGAGATAGAATAGCTCAAGGTGAAGTTGTAAAGTATGAGCAAGTAAATTTTGGTGAAATATACAACCAACCCGGCCTGAAGACAGACCGGGTTGGTGGATTTGGATCAACTGGTATAAATTAAACTGTTTTAGATTGTATATCTGATTCAGACAATTTTTGATCAAAGTATTGGATTCGTTGAATCCATCCATTGAAATTGTTACCAGATAATGTTTCATTAACACCAATGCTCATTTGTGTCAACCCTGTTGGATAAGTAGCACCAATTAGATTGCCACTTGTGCCACCCTGACCATTTGCAGTTACAAACAAGCCACCAGTTCCAACAGACCACGCCATTGCAATTTTATTTGTGGTATTGGGTACAAATACATTATTAAGTGTTGGGATTGTAAACCCTGCACTATTTATTATGTAGTTGCTCAACAAATTATTTGATGTCACACCTTTTATTTGTCTTATGCTATTTGTTGCTGCTGCATTGTTTATCGACCAAACGTAGTTGTTTATTTGAGAAGTTGCAGTAAGTCCCGGTATTACCGTTGCAATTACAGTTCCATCATTGTTTTGTTTGAACCAAGATGCAAAAGAAATTCCTTGTATACTAACTATATCTTGTCTTTTAATCTGTGTGGCTAAATGATCTCTTGGATATGCAGTAGATGTTGCTCGCAATCCAGCTTCCAATTGAGGATAAGCAACAACAGCACCTCTTTCTACGCTATCTGAATAATTTGTTAAACCAATTGGAAATATTACATAATTATCTGAACCAACAAATCCTGTACCAGATACAGACATTGAAACTCTGGTCCAAGCAGTGCTTGATAAACCTAATACAGAGGTAAATGTATAATAAGAACCACCTGCATATAATGCTCCGCTGCTAATCCCACCTAAAGTACCGGGTCCAAATATAGTTCTATCAACAACATTAAATTCAATTTGTCCAGCACTACCATATATTCCGAAGGCAGCTACAGTGTTTCCAGACCAACCTTTTAGCCAAGTGCTGAATGTTCTATTTGCTGTTTGAGAAGTTCCAAATACAATGCTTGATGAAGGTTGTATTGACAGTGATCCCGATGAAGATACAAAAACTGATCCGGAAAGTCTATTATCTGGTCCTACTTCTGTATAAAAAGGACGAGCTCTTGTTGAAAAAGTGGATGGATTAAAATTAGTATTAGTTCTACCCCAACCCGCTTGGGTATATAAAGAAAGTGCTAAATTTGTCACATCAGGTTCAACCAAAAGACCCAATGTTGCTCCAGTCAACGAATAATCAAATCTTGGAGCACTATATGGAAGACCATAAGTTGGAATGTAAGAAACATTTTCTTCTCCGGGATATATCATTAATCCCGCTACTTGATTAGTTTTTGTAATTCCTGCTGGTGCTGATGTGGCTGCCAAGTAGCACAATACTGCACTAGTGGATGGATTATGTCCTTCTGCTCTAATTTTGAGTTCTATCTCAGTCCATGCAGTTGAACTATATAAAATGTCAGAACTAATATCTAAATTTGCAACGCCAGATGGATTTGAAGCAATAAAACTTACAGGAGATCCTGTTGTGCTTCCTTTGACTATTGTCATATATGCAGTACTACCAGTAGCTGCACTTAATACAACAAATCTAGCTTGTGTTCCAGTGTCACCTTTTATCCAATATTTTTGAGTATGTGTTATTCCAGAAATTATGTCTGGATCAAATACTGTACTTGTTAAAGTTCTAACTGCTGCAAATGTATTAGGAGTTACTGAAAAATTAAATCCAGTTGTTGTTCCAAAAGGATCCGAAACATAGGATGTAGAACCAGCAACCCAATTAGAATCTGCAAACCAAAATGTACTTCCTATATTAGAACTATTTGGAACTAAATTTGTATCTGCCCAAGCTAGATTTCCACTAGAATTTATATAAGATGCTTGTGTAGTTCTTGTAAAGGTAATACGAGGATCTAATGAACCTAACATAAAATTTAAATCTAATATAGCAGTAATTAATCTGCCTTCACCACCCCCACCCCCTAAAGTATCGTAATCCATCATGGCAAACTCATCCATGAAAGAAATGTTATTCAAAACCATTCCATTATTCACGTTTTCCCACAATTCCATGACATCATTCCATCGGAATGGTCCCATTGGAGTGTTGACAAGTCTTCCATTGCGACCAGTTTGTTCACCCAAACTGGCAAAAAATGTGTCCATCTGTTTCTTTACGCCCATATTATCCTCGTATGTTTATTTATCTTCTTTTTCGGGTTGCTTCGGCCATTTAACTGACTTAAATTCTCTCCATACAGCCCACAGGCTTATAGCACAAATAATAACATACCAAAAGCTCCATTCGGAGGCTTGGCTAGGAGTTCCAAAAAATGGTTCTTTTAAAACACTGTGAATTGGTTCACCTTCTTTGGTCAATGGTGATACAATTTGAGGTGTTGTACATGAAGATAGGAAAAGAAAAAGTGGTATTAAGTATTTCATGATTTATTTCCTCCTGCAGCTGTACCAAAGTAGAATCCAACGACGGCCAAAAGAACTTGTCGATTTTCTTCAGCAAACAGATAACCCGGTATTTCTACAAAATATTTACGAGTTGTCTCCGGAACCAAACCAAAGAAACTTTCAGGTTGTTTCTGAGTAAATTCGGCAAATGTTGAAATCCCAAAGAACGGAAGAACAAATGGTGCTGCAACGACTGCAAAAAGGCATGAAAGAACTATTAATTGTCTCACTCCTTTGCCTAAATCAAGTGGGACTCGTTGTGCTGCTTTATCTTGGTTATCTGTTGTTTGTTTGTTGGCCTCAATGACCATTTTGAATATGTCTTTTTGATCTTGTGCTCTCTGTGCCCAGTAACGGAACAGAAACCCCGTAACACCACCACCCAATAAAGATATTAATTCTGTAGGCATATTGTCCTCAATTCTTTTGATATGAAAGTTGTATTTGAATAGAATCTCTAATTGTATCAAAATGTTTAATTATTATTTCTTCATTGGCTATATCCGGTGGAAAATCAAAGTGCCATTGAAGAAGAATAAAACCAACAGTAACATTTTTGTTTTTTAAAGGAAGGCAGGAATAGTGTGAAATGTTTTCATCTTCAAAAAAATGCTTTGCATAACTGTCAGACATTGCCTCAACTTGATAAATTATGGGTTTGTCTTCAATTACCTTATTTAAAAGAGGAATAAAAAGCGAGCAAAGAACATTTTTAAACTTTATAGCCTGTGAAGTATAACCTTTGTGTGCGGATTCATGGGTTATTGAAAATTTACGCATTGAAATCCCATCCATAAAATATTCCCCATTGTGAAATTGGAGAATGGTGGCACGCATAGATTTTCCAGTAAGACGAAGTTCGGTTAACAATTCATGGATCTCTGTATGAATTGCAATAAAATTGTCTGTTTTAATTTTGGATTTCCAAAATTTTGTAATTCCATAGCCTAAACCTAATAATCCGGCTACAGAATATGCTGATACTTCAAATATTTTAGTTAAATCCATTAAAAACTCCGTGTCTTAATATTTAGACTTGACGTATCCTTTCTTTGGGCTATACTGGTAAAACTATGACTAGAAATGAACTATTTGAATTGCATGACAAAATTTGTAGCGAAGCCAAAGAATTGATGGAAAAGAAGAATAATGATTATGCTTCTACATCAGATCCGTTTATGAACTTCAGGCGCGCTGAATATCTTGGCTTTTCAACTGCCGAGTTAGGAGTTCTCATTCGTATGACCGATAAGATGTCAAGAATATCCACATATCTTAACCGTGGAGAGCTATGTTTAAAGAATGAAAGCGTTTATGACGCCATAGTTGACATCATTAACTATAGTGTCATACTTGCTGGACTTCTTAAGGACAAAGACACAAAGAAATGAAATTTTACACGGCGTGTGCCCTAAAAGGCAACAAAATTCTCGTTAGAGGATACAAGAATGGTGAACGTTTTACGGACACCATTTCTTTTAAACCTTCTTTGTTTATTAAAACGGACAAAGAGACCAAATATCGTACCCTGAACGGGGTCAAAGTCAACCGAATGCGGTTTGACACGCTGTATGATTGCAGACAATTTTTGGATCAATATAGGGAATTAGATGATTGCCCGATTTATGGAAACACTGATTTTATCACTCAATATATCATGGAGACTTATGAGGCTGAGGTGGAATACGATCTTTCCACGGTCAAAGTAGCCTATCTAGATCTTGAATGTGAAACTGAGGGTGGATTCCCGGATTTGGATAAACCCAATGAAAAGATTAATTTGATGAGTATTCGTGTAGGGGGTCTTACCTACGTGATCACATCAAAGCAAATAGATCTTCCAGATTGTAAAGTTATCATAACCAGTTCTGAAAAAGAACTCATAAAGAAAACTTTTGAAGTTCTTTCAAAAGAAGATGTAGATATTATTACAGGATGGAACATTAAGCTCTTTGATATACCCTATATAATAGGTAGGGCGTTGCTGTTTTTTGATGAATCAGAAATTCAAAGTTGGTTGCCTTTTGGTCTGATGAAAATGCGGGAAACAGATATTGGTGGGAAGAATTACAAAATTTATGAATTCCCCGGATATACCATTTTGGATTACATGGATTTGTATAAAAAGTTTTCTGGTACCAGTCAGGAAAGTTACGCCCTAAACTTCATAGCAAAGGTGGAACTAGATGCTCAAAAACTGGATTACAGCGAATATGGGTCGATGCGTGACTTCTATACGCAAAACTTTCAGAAGTTTGCTGAATATAATGTACAAGACGTATTGTTGGTTGAGCAACTTGACAGTAAATTAAAACTTATTGATCTAGCTGTATCTATTGCATACGAAGCAAAGATTACGTTCGATACTGTATTCTTTGCAACACGCATTTGGGAAACCATTTGCTGTGATTATTTGGCAAAAAAGAATGTAATTCCTCCTCTTAAGCGAAGTTACGCAAAAGACGATCAATTTGTCGGTGCATATGTAAAAGAAGTAACTCCGGGGCTATACAAAAATGTGGTTAGTTTTGATGCCACTAGCCTATATCCTTCTATTATCATGCAATGGAATATTTCTCCCGAAACTTGTGTTTACAAAGATGCATCATTAAATGCAGATGACTTTCTTCGTAGTAAACGAAAAGATATTCCTGATATGGTTGGTGATGCAATAAGTAAAAATGCATGTTTAGCATGCAATGGCAGTATGTTTACCAATCAAATTTCTGGCTTTATTCCTATATTGATTGAACGCACATTCAATCAGCGAAAAGAAGCAAAGTCAAAGATGATTGATTTGGAAAAAGAATACGAGAAGACTAAGAATAAGGATCTTATTCCAAAAATTGCTGCTCTCAAAATTCGTCAGTCAGTAAAAAAGATTTTGGCAAACAGCCTTTATGGATGCCTAGGAAATCCTGCGTTTGTATATTCTTCTCCAGAATTGGCTACTGCAGTTACTGTAACTGGACAAGTTATCATTCGCAAGGCAGAAATAGCCATGAATTCTTATATTCAAAATCTTACAAAAGATGATAAGGATTATGTATTGGCTGTAGATACGGATTCTGTATACCTTAATTTGGATGCAGTTGTTCAGAAGGTATCGGCAAAAACAAACATTGAAGATATAACTCAATTTATCAATGATGTTTGTGAGAAAAAGATACAGCCAGAATTCAAGAAAGAAATGGAACTCTTGGCTACAACCCTAGGTTGTTCTCAAAATAAAATTTTCTTCAAGCGAGAGGCAATTGCTTCAGCGGGAATGTTTATTGCAAAGAAGCGATATGCTCTATTGGTTCAAGATTTGGAAGGAGTTCGCTTCAAGGAACCAAAGCTTAAAATCATGGGCCTTGAAACTGCAAGAAGCAGTACGCCAGCAATTGTTCGAAATAAGTTAAAAGACTGCATTAAAATTATCCTTACCAAAACTCCCGAGGAGTTGCGCAATGATGTGAATAAATTCTATGATGAGTTTATGAAATTACCTATAGAAGACATTGCCTCTCCTCGCGGAGTTAAAGGTATTGGTAAGTACCTAGACACTTCCGATATATACAAGTCTGGTACACCTATTGCAACAAAGGCTGCTCTGTTACACAATGCATATATTAAGAAGCTAAACATAGACAAGGAAGTTGCAGCAATAAAGGAAAATGACAAAATAAAGTTCGTATTTGTGAAGGTTCCAAACCCATATGGAATGGGTGGCAGAGATGCGGTAATAGGGTTTATAAACAAACCACCCAAGCAGTTTAATCTTGAAAAGTATATAGACCGTCAAAAGCAATTTGAGAAAACATTCAACGAGCCTCTTGATAATATTATTCAGGCTATTGGATGGTCAATAACTCAAGAAGTAACACTTGATTCTTTCTTTGTTTGAGGTATAATAAAAAAATGAAAAGTTTTTCTAAAAAATATAAACAGTATAGTACAAAAAAGTCTGAATTTATTGATGGTAAATATATTTTTAGTTCTAATTCAAAACACGAAATAAATTTTTCAAATAATAGTGTCATTGAAGAACAGAAGAGAGAAATTCAGAGACAGAATATAGTAATCAATAAACTCAAAGAAGAGCTAGAAGAGTTGAAAGAAGAGATGGAATTGCTTAAGGCAGTCAATCAGGAGTATTAATAAATGATAAAGAAAATTAGATCTAGATATGGTGATGAGCGGATTATAACACTTCTTGAAGATGGATCTTACAAAGTCGAAGGTAGGTCTTTGTATACTCGCCATGGCGTTGACTTATTTGACTTTGAAGGTGGCCCATGTTATATGGTTGGTGATAGACTTCTTGATGTTGATGATGAAGTGATTATTGATTCTTTAAAAATTGATCATAGCATAGTAAAAGAAAACTATGCTGCCGTTATTATTAAAACTAGAAATGCAAAACGTGGAAAATCAAAACTTCGCTAATGAAAACCCAAAAGAAAAAAATAAATGTCAAAATATTTAAAAAGCTTAATTTCAAAGATAAATAATCCAGACGCAAAAGTTGTCGCGGAAGGTATTGATGGGTCTGATGTCACGGGATTTATTGACACTGGTTCATATGTACTAAATGCCCTTTTGTCTGGTTCTTTATACGGCGGTCTTCCAAACAACAAGATCTCATGCTTAGCAGGAGATCCGGCTACGGGAAAGACTTTCTATGCTCTTGGAATTGTTTCACAATTTCTTAAAGACAATCCAGAAGGAATTGTTATTTATTTTGACACAGAGCAAGCGGTTACCACCAATATGTTTGAGTCAAGAGGAGTTGACAAAGAAAGAATTGCAGTGGTTCCTGTTGCAACTATTGAAGATTTCAAGATACAAGCACTTAAGATCGTCAATGATGTTCTTGAAACTCCAGAAGATGACCGCAAGCCAATGTTTATGGTTCTTGACTCATTGGGCATGTTGTCAACAGAAAAAGAAATGAATGATTCTGCTGAAGGCAAAAATGTCAGAGACATGACAAAGGCTCAGCAAACAAAGGCAACATTCAGAGTATTGACTTTAAAGCTTGGTAAAGCAAATATTCCAATGCTTCTTACAAACCACACTTATCAAGTTATTGGTTCATATGTTCCAACTAAGGAACTTGGTGGTGGAGTTGGATTAAAGTATGCGGCAAGTACTATTTTGACTCTTTCCAAGTCAAAGGACAAAACTGATGAAGGTGTTGTTGGTAACTTTATTAAGTGCACAAATTACAAAAATAGATTTGTAAAAGAAAATACTCAAGTTGAAACTAGACTTAATTACACAAGTGGCTTAAGTCGTTATTATGGTCTCACGGATTTAGCTATTAAGTATGGAATCTTTAAAAAGATTTCTACAAGAATTGAATTACCTGATGGGTCTAAAGTTTTTGAAAAAAATATTGACGACGACCCAGAAAAGTATTATACTAAGGACATACTAGATAAACTTGACGCAGCTATACAGAAAGATTTTAAATATGGACAGCAAGATTGAATTTGAATTTTTAAATGATGCAAGCACAGACCCGACACAAACCTGCCCCATAATAATAAAAAATGGGGAATATGCTGGTATTGTTTATAAGTATGGCAAAATCAGTCTCAAAGAAGAAAATGACGATCTAAACGTTACTATGGAAATTGATATTATCAATGCACCAGATGATTTTGATAAAAATGAAATAAATTTTACAAACACTGTAGGTGAAATTTTTGTTAAAATTGTTGAGAGTGGTGTAGAAGTAAAGAAAAATGATTCGTCAGATCTAGAAGATGATGTTCATCAAGACAGTTAATAGACTTAACTTAAATTAAGAGTATAATACAAAAATGGAATCAGTAATCTTGAAAAACCTCGTTTTGAACGAGGACTATTCAAGGAAGGTTGTACCCTTCCTTCAGGAAGCATACTTTCAGGACAAGTCGGAAAAGACTGTCTTTAACATTGTATCTAAGTTTATTCTTAAATACAACAGCCTTCCAACCAAAGATGCCATATTGGTATCGCTTGAAAATGAAACCTCTCTTGGAGAAATTGAATTCAAGAAGTGTGTTTCCATATCCGATGATATGTTCAAGGAAGGGGAGAAATCAGATACTGTTTGGCTTGTTGAGCAGACTGAAAAGTTCTGCAAGGAAAAAGCCATTTATAATGGTATCATGGAATCCATTGGTATCATTGAGGGCAAGGATAAAGAAAAGACTCAAAATGCTATCCCAGAGATTATGTCAAAGGCTCTTTCGGTATCATTCGATACCAGAGTAGGGCACGATTTTCTTGAGGACGTTGATGAGCGTTATGAATACTACCATAGAGTTGAAGAAAAAATTGGCTTCGATCTGGAAATGTTCAACAAGATCACACGGGGTGGTACTCGCAAGAAAACACTGAACGTTGTTATGGCAGCATCGGGTGTAGGTAAAAGTGCATTCTTGTGTCACCATGCAGCAGCATGTTTAGCACAGAATATGAATGTTCTTTACATTACTCTTGAGATGGCAGAAGAAGAAATTGCAAAACGAATTGATGCAAACCTTCTTGATACGGATATGCATATTCTTGAGCAAATGCCTCTTACTCAATACGAAAGCAAAGTGGACAACCTAAAGAAGATTTGCCGTGGAAAGTTGATTATTAAAGAATACCCAACTGCTGCAGCAAACGTGACACACTTCCGCAACTTGATGGAAGAGTTAAAGATCAAGAAGAAGTTTACACCCGATGTAATCTTTGTAGACTACTTGAATATTTGTTCTTGTGCAAGATTCAAACTAGGCAACGGAATGAATAGCTATACCTATGTAAAGGGAATCGCTGAAGAGTTGCGTGGTTTGGCCAAACAATTTAATGTTCCTCTGTGGACTGCTACTCAGGTAAACCGCGAAGGTGCGAAGAGCAGTGACATGGAGATGACAGATACATCGGAAAGCTTTGGTTTGCCACAGACTGCGGATTTCTTCTTTGCTCTTATTGAGAACGAAGAACTTGCCGAAGCTGGCCAATTGATGGTCAAGCAACTAAAGAATCGCGGTAACGATCTAACCAAGAATAGAAAGTTCTTGATTGGTGTAAACAAGTCAAAGATGAAATTCTATGATGTGGACAACACCAGCAACAATCTTGTCAACGCCAACAATACAGAAGAAGAGGGATATGCATCTGGTTCAGATGGTCAGTCTTTTAATCCAAAATTTGGAAAGAAAAAGAACAAGGCTGTGAACTGGACGTTTGAGGAATCGGCGTGAGCATATATATAGACAAGAAGTTTGTAAATCTTGTTTCTGGTTCACTTGAGAAGTTTAAGTGGAAGAAAGAAACATTAGCCACATGCAGATGTTTTAAGTGTGGTGACTCAAAAAAGAATAAGTCCAAGACAAGGGGATACTTTTTTGAGAACAAAGGTCATTATGTATACAAATGTCACAATTGCGGTTTTGCCTGTAATTTATATGGTGTTCTTGAGTCTATTAGCCCGACACTCTGCAAAGAATATGCGTTTGAAGTTTTTAAAGATAAAAACCCAGAACCTATTAAAATTGAAAAACCAGAAAAACGACAACCGGTTTTCAGTGATCTTGGAACGCGGATTGACTTGCTAAATAATGAGCACAAGGCAGTAAAATATGTTGAATCTAGACAAATACCGAAAGAAAAGTATAGTAATTTTTATTACTGCTCTGATTTTAGTAAAGTCATGTCAGCTTTTGATAGAGAAGGCAAGGCTGAAGCCAGACTGGTCATACCATTTTACGATGAAGATGGCAAACTTATTGGAGTTCAGGGAAGATCGTTTGACGAAGGAAACCCTGCAATTCGCTACATCACACTAAAGGCAGATAATCAAGAACGCCTTTGGTACAATTTGGATAAAGTAAATCCATACGACACTGTATTTGTAACTGAAGGACCAATTGATTCCATGTTTATTCCAAATGGAATTGCAATGCAAGGTGCTGGTTGGATTGAAGAATTGCCTGAAAAAATTCAAAAGTCAAAAGTAATTTTTATTTTTGACAATGAGCCTCGCAACACAGAAATTGTTACTTTGGTCGGAAAGTACATAGATGCTGGAAGAAACGTAGTAATCTGGCCACCCGAAATTGATAAGAAAGACATTAATGATATGGTTAAAGTGTATGGCCAAAATTTGGTAATGCGACTAATCATTAATAATGTTTATTCTGGACTAAAGGCTAAAATGAAGTATACTTACTGGAAGAAAATTTAAAATGAATAAAAATAATAAAGATAATGAAGACATGTCTGAAGAAGATATTTTAAAAGCTAGCGAAGCTTATTTAATATTCGTTCAACGTTTTGGAGAATATGTAAAAGAAATGAATCCTGAACTTTGGCATAGAGCGCGTGAATACGCTGCAGACTTTACTAAAGTTACTGGTGTTACAATTGAACTTGTTGATAATGATGAGGATGAGAAGGATGACAGAGATACAGAACATAAAAATGGAGCAGACTAAGTATTTTGTCCTAGATCACGGACACGTCGATCTAGTGGATTATATGGGCTCTGATCTGAGTGTTGTTAATGCAGCAAGAGTTTCTTTTAATAAAGAAAGTTATTGGGAAGGTGAACAGCATTGGACTGGAAACATCACAGGAAAAAAACTTCCTGAACGTGATGCAAAGTTAATTAAATATCTCGGAAAGCATAATCACTTTACTCCGTTCTGCCATCCGCAGATCACGCTTCGAATTAAGTGCCCAATCTTTGTTCGTGCACAATTGGGCAAGCATCAGATTGGCCTCACAATGAATGAGGTTAGTCGCCGTTATGTTACATTTGAACCGGAGATCTACACCCCACTGTGGAGAAGTTCTCCTACTGATGGAGCCAAGCAAGGCAGCAGTGGTCCAATTGAAGATATGGATACGTGCATCAAACTTCGTCAGGAGTATAATGGCGTTGCAAAGGAATGTTTGGATCTTTACAATAAACTTTTGGCTGATGGTGTTGCTCCTGAACAGGCGCGTTCAATATTGCCACAAGGAACTTATACGGAATTTGTGTGGACTGGTTCTCTCTATGCATTTGCCCGCGTTTATAACTTGAGAATTGACGCACATGCCCAATGGGAAATTCAGGAATATGCAAAAGCAATTGATAAATTAATTGCTCCTCTTTTTCCGGTTTCGTGGCAGACTCTAACAACTAAATAAAACACCCACTTAGGAATTTAATTATGGCCGAAATTTTATCACCATTTCAATCGTTTATTTTTATCTCTCGCTACTCTCGCTGGCTCAACGACCAAAATCGTCGTGAGACTTGGGATGAATGTGTAGATCGATGGTGGAAGTATTTTACGGGTAAGGTTCCACAACTTGCAGAACGCCCTGATGTCAAGGAAGCAATTCTCAATCTAGAAGTTCTTCCTTCAATGCGCAGCCTAATGACTGCTGGTCCTGCATTGGATCATGATAACACTTGCTTGTACAATTGTTCTTATCTACCAATCGATTCTCTTGAATCATTTGCAGAACTTTTTGTAGTTCTGATGAATGGAACCGGCGTTGGTTATTCTGTTGAACGTCAATACACCGATAAGCTTCCACAAGTTGCTAACAAGATTGAAAAGTCTTTCAATATAACTTATGTTGTTGAGGACTCCAAGGAAGGTTGGGGCAACGCAATCAAGTTCATTATGGATCACCTCTATGCGGGTCGTCACGTTAAATGGGATTTAAGCAAGATTCGTCCTGCTGGTGCAAGACTCAAGACCTTTGGCGGTCGTGCCAGTGGGCCTGCTCCTCTAGACAATCTATTCAAGTTTGTCGTAAAAGTATTCTACAATGCACAAGGGCGCAGATTGACTGCTCTTGAATGTCACGATGTTTGCTGTGCTATTGCAAACGCAGTTATTGTTGGTGGCGTTCGCCGTTCTGCCATGATCTCGTTGAGCGATCTTGCTGATCGTGAGATGGCACTCTGCAAGAGTGGTGCATGGTGGGAGCAGGCTGGCTTCCGTTCATATGCCAACAACTCTGCTGTTTATCGTGGTCGTCCCCCAATGGGACAATTCCTTGAAGAATGGACATCACTCTACAACAGCCACAGCGGTGAGCGTGGAATGATCAATCGTAAGGCACTACAGGAACAGGCTGCAAAGTCTGGCCGCGATCCAGACTGCGAATATGGTACAAACCCATGCTCAGAGATCATTCTCAAACCATTTGAATTTTGCAATCTTTCTACAGTCGTAGTTCGTCAAGACGATACTGCCGCAACACTGAAGAAGAAGATTGAAATCGCTACAATCATCGGTACTGTTCAATCTACCTTTACCAACTTCCCATACCTTCGTCCAGAGTGGAAGAAGAACTGTGAAGAGGAAAGATTGCTTGGCGTATCCATGACAGGTATTTTTGACAACAAGCTTACCAGTGGTTTGGAAGGCAAGCCAAAGCTTGTTCGTCTTCTTGAGACTCTTCGTGATCATTCGACTGCGACGAATCTCAAGTGGGCAGAGAAGTTGGGAATCAATCCTAGCAAGTCAGTTACTTGCGTGAAGCCTGAAGGCACTACATCGTGTTTGGTGGACTCTGCCTCGGGTCTGCATCCTCGCTATGCGGATTATTATTACCGCAGAATTCGTCTGGACAAGAAAGATCCTCTGTACAATTTAATGAAGGATCAAGGCGTCCCGTGCGAGGATGATGTCATCAACCCAACTTCTACTGCCGTCTTTACGTTTGCGATGAAGGCTCCAAAGGGAACCATGACCACTGAGGAACTTCGCGCACTGGACCATCTTGATCTGTGGAAAACTTATCAAGAGCACTTCTGCCATCACAAGCCATCAATCACCGTCAACTACAAGGACTCTGAATTCCTTGAAGTCGGTAACTGGCTCTGGGAAAACTTTGATGTCGCAACAGGCATCTCGTTCCTTCCCGGTGGCGACAGCCACACCTATGCTCAGGCACCTTTTGAGCAGATTGATTCTGCAACCTATTCAGCACATCCTAAGGTTAAAGTTAACTTTAAAGATCTGTCTAAATACGAGGCAGAAGACAATACTGAATCCGCAAAGGAGTTTGCCTGTAGTGCAGGTGGATGTCAGATAGTCTGATTTACTTTCCTCTGTAGCTCAGCTGGTAGAGCAGAGAGCTGTTAACTCTCGGGTCACTGGTTCAAATCCAGTCGGAGGAGCATAAAATAAAAAATTCCACCCCACAAGGGTGGAATTTTTACATAAATATTTTAGGCAGAGGTGGTGGGTATTCCACGCAGTCCTTTTGGGATGTTCGAAGTATATTTCATCAGACTGCTAAGGAACCACCACTTCTGACCAAGGTATAGATATATATGTTCCATATGTTAATAGGCATAGATTACTCTATAACCTGCCCCTGCCTCTGCCTCTATGATGAGCGTAGAGAATTTAAATTTGAAAATTGTTTCTTTTATTATCTGACAAATACCAAAAAATATGCTGATAAAATTGCTCCAAATATTACTGGGGAATCTTTTCAGGAATATGTTCTGGATGTTGATAGGTTTGACACCATATCGGAATGGGCTTCAAATCTTTGTATAGGGGCTGCAGATATAGCCGTAGAAGGGTATTCATTTGGTTCCAAAGGCCGGGTATTTAATCTGGCTGAGAATATGGGAATCCTAAAGCATAAGCTCTATAAGCTTGCCATTCCAGTGACCATCATTGAGCCATCCAGAGTAAAGAAATGCGCCACGGGCAAAGGTAATGCTGACAAACAGGCAATGTACGAAGCCTTCACAAAAGAAACAAAGACCGATCTTTTGTCGGTCTTTGATCAGAAAACTTTGAGTAATCCGGTTACGGATGTTATCGATAGTTATTATATTTTGAAGGCGATGTTACCTAACATAACGCCCCCCATTCATTGATGAAGAATAGTTAAGTTTATCGTGGAATCTTTTTGGAACATTTGACTTAACTCTATCCATTACCTCTTTCCAAGCGCCACCATTTACTTTGGTTGGTGAAAGAGTAGTATCCATTGCGATAGAATTTTTTTGTTCCGACCAATCTTTTTTTACTTTTTTCTTTTTGCAATTTGGACACTTTTCCGTTAATGGAGTGTCAGATTCGCTCATTTTTAAAAATAACTCAAAACAATGGTCACAAGAATCACATTTAAATGAATAATTCGGCATATTAAGGTTTCCTAAAACTAATTAGCATCTGGTCAAACAAAAATCCATAAGAAGGTTCTTTTGGTTTTGACTTAAGTTGCATTTTTGCTTCTTTTAGGCTTTTGTTTCCTTTAAAAAGATTGCAATCTTTGCATGCCGTCACAAGATTGACCCAATTGGACGCTCCACCTTTGGATTTTGGAATAATATGATCCAAAGTAGCAGTTTTATCACATAAGTCAATACCACAGTATTGACAGCAATAGTTGTCTCTTCTAAGTATATTTTTTCTATTTGCGCTAGCCCTTTTATAGGGCAATTTTACGTAATATTTTAATATTAAAATCTTTGGAATTTTAATAATTTTTGATATTGATGCTATCTCGTAGCATTCTTGTGAATCGTCTATCCAAACTTTATTTTTAGCAACTAGCTTAAAAGCTTTAGAGATAGTGATAATATTGAGCGGTGTACTATCTTGATTTAGCAAGAGAACCTGCTTTTTCATACCTTTTAAGTATTTATGAAAATCTAAATATTTTACAGCCATGGATAAAAAACAAGATAGACAATTTTATTGGGAAGTTAAGGATTTTATGTCCTCAAAGAAGAAAATTAACGAAAATGTTAATAAACCTTCTAGAGTTGTTGATAGTGTAAAAACTATCTTAGAACAGAATAAGCCTTATAAACAATCAACGAACGGTAGTAATTCTAACACCGTTAATACCATTCGTCAAGCATTAGATCAAATTCAAAATAATGAAAAAAGATTTAAGCCAGAATGCAAAGCTTTTACTAAGAATATGGATACCAATCCATTCAGATCATTAAATGAAGGTTGGTGGGATGATTTGGTGGGCGGATTGACAGCTAAAGCCAAAGATTTTTTACCTCCGTCTAAAACGATGTCTGGTGAGCAATCACAAGAAAGAGCAAGACAAAATAAAATTCGTTCTGCTATGGCACGTAGTCAAGATCAATTTGATCTTGAACAATCTGCAGGTGGAAGTGGTCTGACTTCAGCTGACCTAGAAAAAGAAATTGAAAACCAAGTTACTAAGCCCGGTGTTCCACTTACAGCAGAACAAATGAGAATGCGTGAATTGTCTGGTAAACTAAAAAGAGAAGAAGGTCTCAATCAAATTGCTGCAGATGAAGCAGAACGTAGAGAAGTTGGTGCCCCAGATGTTGTAACAACAGGTTCTGGAAGACAATATAGTCCAAAACCATCTTGGGTACCCGATTCACAAATAGCTTCTCCAGAAGAAACACAAGCAGCTGCAGCCGAAGAAACACCAGCAGCACCAACTCCTGTTTCAGAGCCAGCTCAGACTTCTGGTGATCAAACATTTGTTGGTAAAGACATAACTCAACAAACTCCGGATCAAATAGCTGCAATGAACGATCCAAATAGAGGCGGTCAAAGCGGAATCTTTGGCGACAAACCAACAAAACCCAATCAAGCACCATCAGACCAAGATAAACAAAAGTATATTGAGGGAAGAAAATCTTATTGGGCAAATAGAAATCAACAAAGAAGACAAGAGGCCGAGGAAAGACTTGTTAGAATGGGTCAGATTGATATGTCTAAACAATCTGCCAGTGGCAGAGGAACAATCGCAGTCAATAGACTAAGAGCTCAAAGAGAACTACAAGGCTCAAAAGATATGTCTGATGAGAAGATTGCAGGAATGGCTCAAAGAGAAGCTGAAATTAAATTTAGAACTCCAGAACAAAAAGCAGCCAAAGACGCAGAAAATCGTTCAGTTGTTGCAGATCTAGCTAAAAGAGCTGATGAAGTTAGAAGAAAAGAAGCTGAAACAAAGATGGCAAGCCAATCACAAACTGGCACAAAAACACAATCTACATCACAAACAGCTCCAAAAACTTATAGGATTTAATCATGGACCAAATAACTAAACTTTATTACAATAAAGCAATTTCTTTACAAGAAAAATATGAAAAGCTTTCTTCTTTATATACAATTCTAAGTGAAGATATAAGTGGAATGAGCGACGAACAAATTGAAGCATGGGTGTCTGGAAATGCACAAAATCCAGAACAGGCTGCTGCTATGCGTGAAACTCTTAGAAATAAAAGAGAAAAAGCAAGACAAGCTAAAGGTCAAACAAAAACAGAACCAAAAGCAGAACCAGCTTCAAAACCTGAACCAAAAGCAGAACCAAAACCCGAACCTAAGCCACAAGCAAAACCAGAACCAAAAGCAGAACCAAAACCAACTCCAAAATCTGCACCAAATCCATCAGCAGGAAGAGCTCCGAGACCAAGTGAAGCTGGCTTTGATGATTATATAAAGCAAAAAGCAGAAGAAATGAGAAAAGCTGCGCAAGGTAAACAACAAGCGGAAGCCGAAGCAGCTAGACAGGCTGCAGCCGCTAAGAAATCTGCTCCCCCTACTGCTGGATCCGCAAAAGTAACACCATCATCTGGTAAACCATCCGTAGGACAAAAATCGATTAATATGGCCAAAGGATTAGGAAGAGGTCTTGCAGGATTTGGCGCAGGAATGGTAGGTTATGAAGTTGGAAGAGGAATTTCGGATACAGCAATGGATGTTGCTGGTGTTGAAAATCAAGTTGCAAGAGATATTTCTGGTGAAGCTGTAGGTGGTGCAGGCTTTGGTACAGCTGCTGCTGCAGCAGGAACTGCTCTTAAAGGTGGTGGTCTTATTGGTCTAAAGGCTGCTGGCGTAGCTGCAGGAACAGGAGCATTAGCTGGATTGGCTGCTTATGGTGGCTATAAAGCTGGTGAAGCAATTTCTAATATAGAAGTAGATGAAAAGGGAACCACGGTTTCTGATGTTGCGGGTAAAGGAATTTATGACATCTACGGAAAGATGACAGGAAAAGGAACATCTGCAGAACAGTTAAATACAAAGGCTACCGGAGTTGCTGGTGGTAACCAAGCCAAAATGGCTCAAAATGCTGCAGATGAATCTGAAGAAGAAGCTCAGAAGAAAGCAGATATGGAAGAGAGAATTGCCAGAGCAGCTAGCCGCCGCAAGGGAATGTAATGAAAAAATTAAACCCAATAATTCATCAAATTTTAGAAGCTCGCTATCAACAAAATTTGAATGAGTTTGTTGGTACTTTAATTCGTACCGCAGCAAAAGCTGTAGCAAAAGGTGCTTCAAAAGCTGTAAAGCCATCAATAAGACCACCAGTTAGACCAAGTATTCCTAAAGTTCCAACTCCAAAACCTTTTGAATTTCCAAAACCACTTCCCGGCGCAAAGCCAGTTCAAGTTCCTCCACAGTTCGATCCTAATAGACCGTTCTGGAAGCCCGGACAAGCTCCAAAGCCTACTACACCAGCACCAGCTCAACCAAAACAATTACCTCCACCGGGTCAACCACCAGCACAAACTCCAACACCGCCTCCTACTCCAGCTCCTGCACCACCGGCTCCAGCACCAACGCCTAGACCGGCACCCCAACCAGCTCCTTCTACTAAGCCGGGAGAGCTGCCACCAGCCAAACCATATGCCCCAAGACCAGAGTTTGATCCAGATCAGTTCAAGCCACCTGTAACACATCCATTGGCTCCGGTTCCAAAACAACCACCAGCCCCAGCCCAGTTACCATCAGTAAAGCCGGGAATAACTCCTACACCGAATGTTCCTGCTCCTGCACCAAGACCAGCTCCTGCACCAGCTCCTGCACCAAGACCAGCTCCAGCTCCTGCTCCAGCTCCTGCACCAAGACCAGCTCCAGCTCCTGCTCCAGCCCCTGCACCAAGACCAGCTCCAGCTCCAGCCCCTGCACCAAGACCAGCTCCTGCACCAGCTCCTGCACCAAGACCAGCTCCTGCACCAGCTCCTGCACCAAGACCAGCTCCTGCACCAGCTCCAGCACCAGCTCCAGCACCAGCTCCTGCACCAAGACCAGCTCCTGCACCAGCTCCAGCACCAGCTCCAGTTAAACGGAGATTTCCACCAAGAGTTCCAGTTACACGAAGAGTTCCACCAAAACTTCCTTTTATTCCTCCAGTATTCCCATTCGGTGGTGGTGAGGATGAAGAAGAGAAACAACGTGAAGTCGAAGAACGGGGTAGCATAGAGCGCAGAAATATCTCTTTGATGCGCGATGTTATGGGTATGGCTAGAATGGCCAATATTTTACGAATCGCTCCATAATTCTGGCATTGTTAAATATATGTGTTATTATAAGGTGAATTATCATGTCGTTATCTAATTTTAAGAAGTTTACTCATAATCCTACTATATTAAATGGTTCTTTGAAAGAAGTAACCGTAGACGGTAAACGATTTTATGAGACTCCTGAAGGAACTTTTCCCAGCGTCACTACCGTAGTTGGTTTTGAAAAACAAAAGTTTTTTGCAAATTGGCGAGCCAAAAATCCAGAAGAAAGCAAGAGAGTAACATCTCGCGGAACTAAATTTCACTCGCTTCTTGAAAATTACATAAACAATGAAGAAATAAACATGGATGAAGTTCACTCCATGCAAAAATCTTTATTTGCATTAGCAAAGCCAGAAATAGACAAGATAGACAATATTATTGCTATTGAAACCCCTCTATGGTCAAAAACTTTAGGGTTAGCCGGAAGAACGGATTGCATTGCAGAATATGATGGGAAATTGTCTATCATAGATTTTAAAGCAAGTACTAAAGAAAAAAGAAAACAAGATATTGATAATTACTTTGCACAGGCCACGGCATATGCATTGATGTTTCAAGAAAGAACAGGAATAATTGTAGAAAACTTTGCAATAATAATTGCATGCGAAGATGGTATTCTTCAGGTGTTTCAAGGTAAGCCTTTGCATTACGTGAAACATCTTTTTAATTTGATAAAAAAATATAGAGAATTAAATGCATTACCAACAGAATAAAACTCTAGAAGAAACAGTAAACAGTAGGGGAACAAAGCTCTGGCAGCAAATGAATGACAATTCAAAAGCTGCAAAATTTAGAGCTTTGTTTGTCCAACAAAATGGTGGTTTCTTCAAGCAAGATGGAAGATATTGGAAATGGACTAGTCCTGTTGACGAAAAGAATGGATATTGGCTAAAACGAGCCGACAGTGGTGAAAAAGTATTCTTTGAGAATATGACGGAATTTGGAAAACAAAATGGCCTCACTGCAGTAAAAATATGTGAACTTTTAAATGGTAAACGAAAGACCTATAAAGGCTGGACTGCTGTTGAAATACGTCCTGTAAAAGAAACTACTGGTAGTCATTTAAAAGAAAAGAAAGAAAAGAATAAAAAAATTGCAATAACCAATGCAGTAACACTAGTTGATATTAATACTAATGAAATTTTGCAAATTCCAAATTTAAGTGAATTTGCCAGAGTAAACAATTTGGATTATGCAAATCTCAGAAAAGTAGCCGTAGGTAAAGCCAAAACTTATAAAAATTTAAAGCTATATAATCCTTTAGAAAAATATAATGAATCTTCTGAAGGCTAAATAATTTGAGATGAACTTCACCGATCTTATACTAAAATTGGACGAAGCTCGCAGCATGGATAAAACAGCCAAAACAGGCCAATCCATGCGCAAAGAGCGTCTAAAATCAAACGCAACCGATAACAAGGCCAAGGATGCTGCACGCAAGCGCGCTGAAAGAGCCAAGCAGATTCCCAGAGAAAAGAAATCTAAGCAAGAACTAATTAAAGAAGTAATTTTAGTTAGAACTGGCAGCGGTCGGGTTCAATTAATTTTTAAAGATTCCTATGACAAGGGTAGACATGAGCTTTTGAGCAAAGAAAGCCTAAGCCTAGAAGAAGCCCAACAAGCAACAAAAGATCCAAAGTTTGAACAAACTCGCGCATCTCAACTTTTGTTTGGTGACGTAAAGACCAAAGAGCCTTCTAAGAAAGAAGGTAAGGGCAAAGAGGAAGAGAAAAAAGAAACCAAAAAAGAACAAAAGCCATCGGAGCAAGATCAAGAAGAATCACCAAGAAAAGGAAAACGTCTTTCTAAAGAAGATATTTTCAAGGCCATGTCTCAAATGGATGGTGCTCAACTTTCACAAATGCCTCTTGAAATGCGTCAAGAGTATTTCAAGATGTTGCGCAAACCACCATCAAACGTTGACTTTGACAATATGAGCTATGAAGCTCTCAGCGTCAAGTTCAACATTAGTCCTATTTCTAATTTACCATACAACCAACAAGTCTTAAATGCTTTGGTGTTTTTGGCAAAGATTAAGGCCGGTGCTGGCGAACAAGAAATGCAAACTTATTCTGCTGTGGCTCCAACTGCAACAGAATTTACAAGAACTGCTTTCTTTACCGCCAAGAAAATTCTTTCTCAGATTGGTGACGAGTGCATTCAAAATCTTGTCTCCAACGTAGAAAACGGAACAAAAGGAGTTAACTCCGAAGGTTCTGTTGACATGGAATGTGGAAACTATAAGTTTAAGATTTCTGCAGGTGGTGAAATTGCACTTTCCACAAATCAATTCGATCAGTCAAACAAGTCGTTCAAAGGCTTGGTTGGCAATGCTTTAATGCAGGCAATGAGCAGCCCAGAGATGATACAAAATGATCCAAAGCTTTCTGCTCTTATGCAACAAGGATCCGAACTTACCGCAAAGTTTTCAACTACTTTAATACCAGATGAAATGCTTCCATCTATATTAAAGGATGAAAAACTTGTAAAAGAATTACAATCATTAAAATTAAAAGATTCTCAAGGAAATGATATTGGACCAATTATCGATGAAAATGGTAATTTGAATCCAGCAGCATCATTAAGCAATTATCAGGATAGCTGGCTTACTGCAGGCAAATCACTCCTGAAAGGTGCCAAATCTTCAGAAAAGTCACCCCTCAAAACCGCCATTGCTTCGATTCTTTTGAAGTCGGCTATAAGAGGAGACAACATTGTTCCACCTGAAATGGCACCCAATCATCTTGTCACAGTCAATGGTGTATTTCCAATGACTGATGATTATTTTAATGAAATTGCACAAAGTGTGGATCTTGAGTTCAAACCAGCAAAGGACGTAATGACCACATCGAACATAGGAAGTTATAAAACTTCTTCTGCAGAAAAATTGAAAAAGTTTACAGCAATCGTTGAAGCAAAAGAAAACAAGTCTTCCTTAAAGGATATTTTGGTTGATATTAAGACAATCAATCCAATGCAGTTGCTTGTTCAAAATATGGTAAACAACAATGACATTTCCATGAATGCCAGCTTGTTGCCGGGATTCTCTCCTAAAGATCTTAACGCAGTTCAATACAACTACGTAAGAATTGGAAAGAAAACAATAAAGATACCTGTAGAAAATAACGAAAAGATCACAACTCAAATGCTGGGTGAAGCAGAGATATTTGTAAACGATATTCTTATCGAAGCTTTGACAAATAATTTTGTATTGACCAGTATGGTTAGATCTGGAATTTTGACTCCAGAAGAAGGAAATCTTTTTGAAGGTGGTTCTTCTGTTCTTCTTGAAGAAACTGAAGATATCAATTATGAAAGTATTCTAAAAAGACTCTATGAAAGAGTAATGGTCCGGGTTCTAGAAAATCCGGAAGCAATGCATAATTTTATGGATATGGTTGATGAAGAATACGAAAGAGATTACAAGAAAGAATACAAGAACTACCACGGCAAAGCAAAGCAGAGAAAAGAACGAGCTGCCCGAACCGCTGCCAGAGAACTTATGATTAAAAAAGGCAAAGTTCGCAAGGGGGATGGTAAAGACATTGATCACAAAAAGCCTTTAAGAAACGGTGGTTCAAAAGGCATAAATAATCTACGTGTTCGAAATAAATCTAAAAATAGATCTGATAATGGACACAAAGAAGGTGAAAAACAAAATAAGGGAAGTTGGAAATGATATCTAAGACCGTAAAGCTCATCACCGAAAAAGTATATGCCAAGTCCGGACTTGGTAAGTGGTTCAATAAAGAATCTGCTGGTGGTGGTCCGGGCTGGGATAGATATAACACTAAAGGTGAACGAGCTGGAAAGTGTGGCGACGCAGAAGAAGGCGAAGCTTATGCAGCATGTCTTAGCAAACAAAAAGCAAAGAAGTTAGGCAAAGAAGGTATTGCTTCTTTTGTTCGCAGAAAAAGAGTAGCCCAAAAGAAAGCGGGTAGAAGCGATAAAGGAGATGTCAAAGGAAAAGGAAAGAAACCAGTATTTGTTGATACTGGTGTCAAAAAACTAAAAGAAGCCTTTGATATTTTTATTATTGAGGGAACAAACGTAGTTCCACTTGAATTCAGCACCATAGAAGCCAATGAACTGCTTCCTTTTGATTTAATTATTTCTGAATCGGGAAAAATATTTAATATAGATTTAATTGAAGAAAAAGATGGTTTGTTGGATATTATAATGACCGATGAAAACGGATGTCAGTTAATTGAATCTTTTGAACCAAACACCGTAATGGGATTTGTTGATACCGCCGAGGGATTTGAAACCGAAGATTTTGGTGAAAAATTAGAGCTTTATGAAGAAGAAAAGAAAAAAGTAAAGCTTAATAAAATTATGCGCGGTGATGTCAAAAAATATAAAGTTTATGTAAAAAATGACAAAGGTAATGTAGTCAAAGTAAACTTTGGTGATCCAAACATGGAAATTAAACGCGATGATCCTGATCGCAGAAGAAATTTTAGAGCACGCCATAATTGCGACACACCGGGACCACGTTGGAAAGCCCGTTATTGGGCATGCAAAACATGGAGTTCAACGCCAGTTAGCACAATGCTAAAAGAAGGCAAAGAACTAAAAGAAGAAAAGAAAAACAAACCAAAGAATCCAAAACAATGGAGTTCTTGCATTGCTCAGGCAAAGAAAAAGTTTGATGTATATCCCAGCGCATATGCAAATGCATGGGCAGCAAAATGCTACAAGAGTAAAGGTGGAAAGTGGAAAAAGCTATCAGAAGATATTGCTGAAAAGGCTTTAAAAAATTTACATGGTAAACCTTATAAAGCGGATTTATTTGGCCTAATAGAATATAGAAACACAAAAAATTAACCCTAAATAAAAGAGAAGCCATGAAATTTAAACAACTACTCGGAAAAATTAACACAATTGTCGAAAATGCCCCAGAGCACACTGAAGGTGGTGGTGTATACATTGGTGATCCACAAAAGCCAAATGGACCTTCCATTTTAACTGACAAAGGAACATTTAATCTAAAGCTACCATTTTCGGTAGATGCTATTAATTCAATGTTAAGTGGCTTTTCAAGTCGGGATTACATTGACCCAGATGGAATAACAAGTGTTGTAAAACAAAAACTGAATCATTTTGGTTTGGACTTCATGTGTGGTGGTCATCTTCAAGATGGTGAAAATGGCTACGAACTAGTTCAGTACGGTAGCCCACAACTTGGTGTTTATGGCCAAAATCCATATGATGATGTGAATGTAAAAGGATTCAAGCAAGGAGATGGAATTAAAGAAAAATTAGGCCACTCCTTAAAATTAATTGTAAACGTACAACGTATGCCAACAGGACTCCGCAAAGTCAACATGATGATTGTACCTACTGAAAGTTCTTCTTATAATAATGATTCGGTAGGTTCTGACTGTGGATGCATGCACTGAACAAATGCCAGATAATTTAACATCTCTGACAGAATCTAATTTTATGGAATTCTGTCAGAGATATTATTTTAACCCAGAATGTTCTGGAAAAAATGAATTTGTAGATGATTTAAAAAGAATGAAGTACATAAAGAGATTACTTCAAAAAATTCACAAACATAAAACTTTGAAGTCTATAAGAGAACGATTAATAATAAATCATCTTATAATTCTAAAAAATGTTTTTGGTGATGAAAAATGTGCTCGCATATTATTTTTTAAATTGGAACCCAGATTACACTCTTATTTAAAATCTTTTACTGTTTTTCTTGAATTTTCAATAAAAAATATTCCAGAAGTAAATTACAATCAACTTAATACTGATCCTAGAGTTGATAGAAAGCTTTCCCAGACTGAAAGCTAAATATTATAAATGAGACCAAGTTCATACGTATCCTCATTCTACTTCTACAAGCTGGCACAGGCTCTCAGTGGCCCTTATACAGCCTTGGAAGCATATAATGCTGGAACCATTGATGCAAATGGCAATATCATAAAGCCCGAAAGCAGCATAGACTCATTTGAATATTTGGTAATAAAACTAAAAAAGATATTTGAAGAATTACCATATGGTACGACAAAGGCAAAGTTGTCAAACTATATGGCAACTTTAAATATGTTTGGCGAAGACTGCCAACTCCCATTTGATCAATACAGTTTGTTTCTTGAAGGATACATCGCAGCCAATGTAAATCAAGAAATAAGTTACATTTCATTGTTAGAAGATACGACTTCAGGCGGTGGTGCTGGTGGTTTAGGAGTTCCAGCAGGGCCAGTGCAAAATAACGGAAGTGTTTTGGGATATGATCCAGTTCTTGCAATGGGTTTGCAAAAAAGAAAGAAGCCAAAATACTTTGATGGGTGTGAAGTATTTGAAGTATGCCCAGAAGAATTAGTTTCGTTTAAAGGAGCAAAACAATGGAAAGATGTTCCCGATAGTGAAACAAAGAATTATCTTCAAAGATTTCAAAGAAGAAATAAAGCAGCAAAAATTGGTGTTGTTGGAAAAAATCCAATAAGCGGTGATCAAGATTTGTTCTGGATTACATACCCATCTAAAAACTTTTTAGGTGAAGGAAAAAATGATCCAGTTGAAATTATGGTGCAAAATGTAGTCAGCCCACCACCAGAAGATTTTGATAAAAAAGGAAAACCTATTCCCGGTGTTGCCACCGAAAGACTGGGCCAATTAGTATTGGGTGGGCAAAGTCTTACTACTGCTAATAAGACTGGTAGCAGAGAACTTGTACGGGGCGTAGAAGATAAATTACAAGATATAGCAGGCAAAGCAGTTCCTAAAAATGGAACAGATTCCTTTTATTTAAATCCAGAAACAATGGAAATAGAAGGAAAGGATATTAAAGGTCATACTAATACAAGTGGTGGAAGAATAAATGTTAGGGATTACGGTAATTTTGGTTCATTGGCAGATATCATGGGAAAAATAAAAGAAACCATGAAAGATACAGATTTAGATCCAGAAGATGTAGAAAAAGTAAAAGAACAAACAAGAGCTGCATTACGCCAATTAGATAAAACACATGGTTCACAATTAAAAGATGCTGCACTGAAAAATGAAACTGGAGAAGATTTAGCCATATTCCCAGACGTTTCATCTAAAAAATTCAAATTTCCATTTTTACCAACCTTTGTTCCACGAACAAAACAAAGAGGATTGCTTGCCCAATCTAATTTTAGATTTGGTCTAGAAACTCGCCCCGGAAGAGCTGAGGTAAAAGTTAGACCATCACCAGACTTTTCTACAGAAACAGCGCAATCAATAATGGTTAAAGATTCTGCAACTGGGAAAATGACAAGCGCACAAATGGATCCTGAAACTATGGATTTAATTTTAGGAAGAGTAGAACCGGGATTGAGAGCGGTAATGAAACAAACTTTGGAACCATATGTAAGAAGATAAAAAAGCCCCTTTCGGGGCTTTTTCAATCCTGAATAAAGTTTTTACTTTTACAGCACTTTGGTTTTGTGCATTCATTTCTTTCTCTGGCTTCGTTAATGATCTTTGTGTCAGCATCATTCCAGCCAGTAGCATATTCCTGCCAGTATGGATCTGATGTTGAAATAGCTTGTGTAGGTTTTTGACCACCATTCATACGACACTGAAATCCTTTATCATATCCTTCACCGGGAGTATAATTGCTCATTTCGGTCTCCTTGGATCGGGAGGTAACATTGAAATCTGAGTGAGTACTTTATCAAGAGCCTTGACGTGTGCATATTGCTCAGTAATTGAAAGATAGCCACGAATTTCAATAAGCTTCATGTACTCTTCTTGAGTAAAAGTAACTGTAGTAGTTTTTGGTCTCTGTGCCTTTTTATTTGGCCTTGACATTTTATTTGAAGGATTCATAACTTCCTTTAGGATATCATCAATATTAAGATATTCCTTCATGTAGTTCATGGGATCTTCTTGATTGTTTCCTTGCATACTTTCCCACATCTTTTTAAACTGGTCATTTACTGGACCATAGTAAAAAAATCCGTTTGGATTGAATGGGTTGTTTTCATCATCCCCATTGTTTTGCCAATTTCTAAAATCATTGTAATCTGAATTATTCATTTATTTCCTTAGTTGGTATCAAAAAATTGTTCATAAACTACTTTACCGGTGTTATCTGTAACCGAAAGATAGCGAACATGACGGTCAATGGCTTTGCTAATATTTAGTGGATCATTAGATCCAAATGAAAGATGCTTGATCCATGCAGGACAACCGCCCAAGGAAATTCTTACTTCATTTCCTGCAGCGTCTGTTCCATAAAAATCAAATGTGCATTTTTCGCCATCATAGTAGGTAAAAAAACAATCAATACGATCATACTTCTTGCGAACATCCGCAAAAGGCATATCAGGTGCAGACTTAGCCATTTGGCAATCTCTCATGCTTGACTGAAAGGGGAAGTTGACCAATTCCGTCAAGCTTACGGAGAGTGGCAACCTTTGCGTTCATTAACGACTCGGCACGCTTTGCCTTTTGACGTTCATAACGCTTCTTGTGTCTACGAGCAGCAATACGTTGTTTTGAATTAGGCATGTTTAAATATTATCTCATTTCTTGAGTTTGTCAAGCTTTTCTTTTAAAACGATATTTTCTTTGGTTAACATAGCACCAGCTTTAATCAATTGCATGTTTATTTTTTGGAGTTCTTGGACTTTTTTCTTGAGCTTTTCGACTTCTTTTTCTGACATCCAAAAATTTTATCCCAATTTTTGCAATAAACTTCATGATTTACCGGTCGGTAAGTATCACCTTTTCCTGCACTCATATCTAGCATAGTTTTTATTATATATCATGGAGAAATAAAGTCAAGTCTAAATATTTTTATGAAAAACACTAAAGGGTATTATAGTTGGATTCACAGCCTCAAAGCTGCTTCTGTAGAAGCACATTTCAAAGGCAAAGTAATGCTAGAGGAATCTATGCAATTAGGCATTAACCCTGCTGATTTGCAAAGAGCACAGCAAGAGCTTATGACCAGTTCTGATGGTCCCGGAAGACCACCAAAGGGCCCACACATTGATCCAAAGTTTGCTGGAGATGTTAAGAAGACATCTGCCCAAATTTATGCAGAAATTTTGGCTGCTAAGAAGGCCAAGGACGCAATGCCAACACAAGTAGATATGACTGGTGACGGCAAGGTTGATGCCCTAGATGTTGCAGTAGATGCCAGAGATAATAACATTGAAGACGAAGACAATCCAATTGATCCAAACTTGATGCGCGCTCCAACAAAGCTTGCAAGACAAGCCAGAGCCGAAGCTGGTTTTGAGACTGAAGAAGACAAAGAACTTGCAGCACAAGAAGACGAAGAGGCCGCTTACTATGCTCGCCAAGAAGACGAGCAAGAGGGAATAGAAGGAATCGTTAACAGAATGCTTCGCGGTAAGCGTTAAAGGTCTATGTGTCCTATATGGGCACTCCAAGACCATTCATTCCATAGTATACGAGCAAACTCGTCGTCTGGATCAAAACGACGAGTTTGTATTTCTGTCATGCCTTTTTCAGATATTGCAGCATCCATTTCCCATGAATACCAATACCACTGCCCCGGTTTTAAAAATTCATTCGTTATTAAACAACGAATTTCGTTTGACATTAAATCAATTTATGTACCAAGCAGTAAAACCACCGGGTAATGCAGTTAAAGCATATACTTGCATTGGAAAAATATATGGACTTGAATTGATTAAAATTGATCCAGCAAGCGTAGAACCAGCACTAGTAACAAAGTGAACTGTCGCGGTTCCTACAGTTCCGGCAGTTCCCCCGTTGAATAAAATTCCTTTGTGTTTAGGTAATTTTGCTGATCCTAAAGTAAATTGATTTGCTACAAAGTATTTGTCGTACATGGTACAAATATTTAGCTATTATTTGGAGTCCATTCTTTATATGCTTGTGAACTCCAAAATGGACTTAAATGATCCGATCCAGTGGCAAATCCAACCATCCAAATGCATCTATGGACATTTCCTTGTTTCTTCAACACCCCTACATGATAGGCTGATCCTTGAGAATATTGGTCAGCTTTTATCGTAAATGGCGTTTTTTCTTTGAGTTCTTTTTTAAAATTTTCAATGAACTCCGGATAAATTTTTTCAACAATAGGCTCAAGCTTTTTAGGCTTGCGTTTTGGTTGATTGGAAGTTTTACGAATTCTTGGCATAATGCGGCTGGAGAGAATCGAACTCTCATATCAAGCTTGGAAGGCTAGAGTAATGGCCATTATACTACAGCCGCGATATAACTATTATAGCAGGCTAAACAATGAAGTCAAAGAAAATAAATGAAGGAAATGTTTACAATGTGGAAACAACTTTTGGTGCATCTCAAAATGCTTCAAAAGATGGTTTGGCTTCATGGAAACAAGAAATGCGTAAACAACTCATGCAATATTTGAGCAGATCAAATGTTCCAAATGTTGAAGCGGTCATAAAAGCCACTTTTGGTGATATTTTAGATTAATCCCAAAGTTTGTGTGATTTTTCTATCCAACTTTGAAGAATTAAAATGAAAATCAAATTCTTTAGTTAGTTCTTCTCTGGACTTGACCATTTTATTATATTCTTTTGTGGTGTCTTTTCCATCAGTTTCCATGCGTCCCAAACGGTACATTACTTGTCCAAATTCATAAATTTTAGCTTCAAGATCCTTGTTTGTCATAGTTATAAATAACAATAGCATATTTTTAGGTAAAAGCAAATGAATCATATAATAAGACAATATTTAAATTCTTTCCAAGCACCTTATTTACAGAATAGATTTCTTTTAGAAAATTCAAGAAGTTTGGGTTCTTTGCCACCAAATATTAACTATAATGGTTTACTTTATAGTTTTGTGCCAGAACTGCAAATGTTCGTGAACCAATATGGACATGCTATCGATATTTCTCAGGCTGCTGCATTTGCTGAAATGTCTGAAATGAGTTCCTATTCTGATATAGACGATACATCTATTGATCCGGGAGTAATAAGACGAACAACGGCAGAAAGATCTGCTATCTTGGCTTTTGCTTGGGCTTGGCCAAATCAATGGGTTTGGTCTGGAGAATATTGGACCAGATCTGATAATTCTAAAAATTTAGCAGCATTCAGTGAAAATTTAAATTTAACTTCAATCGATAATGACCAATCTGCAGTTTGGAACAATCAAAATATTAGATCAATACAAACAGGCATAACTGCTCCAGATGGATCTAATACTGCTATTGCTTTTGGAACAACCGCTGGTGGAGGTTGTTATGCAGCAATAAGACAAACTCAATATGATTTAAAACCCGGAACGACTTATACGTTCTCATATTATAGAAATATAACAGATGGTGCTACCGGAGGTACATTTAGATTTAGAAATGTTACAGGAGCTGTCGCATCTAATGATATTCAACCATCTATTACATTTACAGGAAGTGGATGGCAAAGATATTCACACACTTTCTCAACAGAAGCAAATCAAACAGGATTAGATTTTTATATTTTAAGCAGAAGTAATTCAGCATCAGAAACATCTGGTGTAACTGTATATCTTTGGGGTGCTCAATTAGAAGAAGGTTCTATTGCTACAGAATATTCAAGAAGCAACGGTTTCAGAGATGCCAGAGGAGGAAGTATAGGATCTACTGGTCCAGTTTATGATTATAATGAAACTGCTTGGCTAAATTATGGTCCAACTAATGGAATAACTTATGTTTGGCCTTTTGTTAACTTTTATAGAATCAGTGGATGGGAAATTGATAATACAAGTGGATGGACACAAAATTCAGAAATTAATAGAATCACCAGTCAGCTAAAGAAGTTACCAGAAGGAAAAAGAGCATTCCAACCAACCTTGTTCAATAGAGATGATTGGTTTAAACTCACCTCAGATAAAATTGGTGCAACTGGTGCAGCTAGTAGAGAATATTTTAATAATGTGTTTCCATTCACGGGAACTAATTTAGCAAATAATTATCCCGGTCCGTGGAATGATTTTGGTATAGCAGCTGGATCACAATTCTATAATCAATTATTGGATATTTTTGGTGCAACAGGCGTTGTTGTTGATTATGTAATTGGCGACAATGAATCAAATTATCCACAAAATTTTGGAATTATTGGTGTTACAGGTGCTACCGTCGGATATGTAAGTGATCCAAGATATTATCAAGAATGGCGTGGTTTGTCTTCTTGGAATTCATTTATGAATTCATATGGTGTTACTGCTGCAAATATCAGAGGACCAGCGGTTTCTCAATCAAATGACAAAGTTGCCTACTTGGTTTGGAATAATATTACTAAACAACATCAAACTGTTGTGAATAACGAAATTTGGGCAAATCCAACATTACAAAGATATCCCAATGCAACAGTATCAAATTATGCATATTTTAAATCTGACGGTGGACCAACTTATGGAGCACCAGATCCATTTGGTCATCCTCAATTCAATTCTTCATATGTTGGAAATGCAACATCTCCAGTTTTATATGGAGAAATAACACAGATTGATGCAACTGTTTCTCCGGGAAACGTATTTGTAAAACCAGAAAACCCAACTTTCTTAGTTTTGGCTGTGTCAGGAGCAACAGGAGTAACTTTATCAAAAGGACCTTGGACAAGCTTTACTCAAGCAATGCAAGAAGTCAGATCAGCAAAAAGAGGGGCACCAAATGTTCCAATGACACCTTGGATCGCCTCTGTAAAATATGCAGGTATCTGTGCTTACAATGATACTAGAGTTGCACCAACTGTTGGTTTTGCAGACATTGGTACGGGATATTCGAATGTAATGGGATATACGGCTGGTGGTCCCGGAAACTCTGCATATTATTATGAATTAGTAAGACATATTGGAATGCATGGTGTAAAATCTTTTGCTTATTGGAATTCAGTCTCATTCTCAATATATGAAAATGAAACCCAATTACCAGATAGAGATTATTTTGCAAGAGGATTTACCACATACGTTCAAGATATTGCGTTGCTAAATGAAACAATTAAAGACTTGAATGATAATTTGGGTGGATATACCATTGAAACTGCCGATTCAAGTAGAATAAGCTGGCTTGCGGATTATATTACTAGCGGTGCACCGAAAGCCGATGGTTCATATCTATGGCGTACAACAATCAAACCCGAAACAATATTTGAATATCCAGAGTCAGCTTTGGTACCAAGCAAAGTCTTAAGCGGTTCGTGTGTAGGTACATGGATAACAACACCTACAAGTACACCACCTGTTGTTCAACCACAGACATTGAAAGATACATTTTACATGTTTGGCCCATCATCTACCGATGGTAGCGTAGAAGCCCAAGGAAATAACACAGAATACGCAAAATGGTTATCTTTGAATAAGACGGTTGTAACAACTTTCCAAGGACTTCCATATACTGGAAACTTTGGCACACCGCTGGCTAGAGGAAGAGCCTATGATTTTGAATATGATCCGGTGAATCCTGAAGTATCAAGTCCGTGGCATAACGTATTCTATGAATTGTGTATAGATGCTTACAATTGGGGTGCACGATCATTCTATCTTTCTTATCCTCTTGGACAAATTCCACAGTTGGCATATCCATTCAAAGATATTGTTAATAGAAGAAGGGGTGTATATACAAGTACTACCGATGCAGCATATTGTCCAGCAAGATGGAAAGGATTTACTTCGGCAATAAAAGGATTGCTTGAAGGGACATTGAATCCTGTTGGTGCTTGTGCAGCCAAAGCTGGTTTAGGATTTACAGCAATGAGTGAAGGCTGCAATGTTATGATGTATTTCCAAGGTACAAATGGTTATTGGGAAAATAGGTGGGGAAATACCGCAGCAGGAACAAACGGTATCACTTTCTACGAAGGATCATTGAAGCTATGGGATGATTGCTATGCCATAGCAGGCACAACTCAAGGTGCCAATGATCTATATTATTCTTACGTTGACCAATTTGTTGATGAAATCATAAGCATAAAGAGCAGTCTTGGAACTGCCGGAACACTTTCGTGCACATTTGATGCTACTGTAGATTCTGCAACTCCCGCAACTGTAGGATTGTTTGAACAACTGCCTCCTTCTTATACAAGAGGAAATTCATATGAATTAACCGATTGGTATATCCAAGAAAGATTGCGTGCAGCCGGAATACAATCTTACGTTGAAGCCAGAACAAATAAATCTTTCTCCTTAATAAACATGGGAGTTACTGGTGCTGGTTGGGATACAGGTGCTCCTTCTGGAGACCCATCTCTTTTAAGAGGTATAGACATAGGAACTCTTAGATTCAATAACAAGAATCTACTAATGAATAGTGAAAATTTTGCATATCCCGGTTCTTGGTCAACAAGTTTGAATCCAGTAGTTTCTGGACCAACATTTGGACCAACACCAATAGGAACTACAAATGCAAACTCGGTAAGATTTACACAAAATTATTCAAGAGTAGTACAGGTACCAACAACTGCTCAACGTTCGGCGCTGAGTGTTGGAAATACTTGCACATATTCGATGTGGATTAAACGAGTCAGCGGAAACACGGGATTGATCCTCTACCATTTCAATGGTGGTTCAGGCGAAACTCCAATAACTGTAACTAACGATTGGGCTCGTTACTCCACTTCTTTTGCTCCAACAAATACGGCTGTTGAAGTTGGTATAGCTGATAAAAATTCTACCGGATTTGGTTCGGTATTGGTATGGGGTGCACAACTAGAAACAGGATCAACTGCAACTTCATATCAAAGCACTACAGCCGAAGCAGAATGGAAAAACTGGTTGGCAGTAGAATACAATGTATGGTTCCAAAACCCTAGAAATCCAGTTTTAGGTGCAACACAAGATGCATTCTATTCCGGTTATCTTACTGATGAGCAAACACCTACCTGCTTTAGATGGAATCAAAATACTGGTCCATTACCAGCCAGTAAAAATCCATATAGTGTACCAAGTACAATTGTAACTGGAGGAACTTCTTATACACTGCCGTTCAATTACGCGTCGTATTTATACTCTCCACAAAAATATTTGATCGATCTGTATTCCGCAGTGGATGTATACAGAAAGTTCAATAACCTAGCCAACACGGGGCTTACATTCAGCGGTGTATTGTATGATCAGCCGACTAAGGGTTATGTAATGAGTTATGATGATTTTGCGAGAGGTTCTTGCGGAAACTTGGATGTAAATGCTGATCGTAACTTTAGCAGTTTGACTGGTTATTATAGAGCTTCTACGGAACAAAATCAAGAAGGTAACGCACTTGGTTTCGCAACTCCAACGAAGGTATTCAATGCAGCTGCCTTTGCTGCCAATCCATCGGCATATGCAGCTAATGGTGGAAGTGGTTTCTGGCAGCTTTCTGCAGCTACATTCTGGAGAGAAAATGTTAAGCAACCAACATTTGACGGGTTCTTGAATATGTTGCGTCAAGTATCCTTGACAGGTGCTCCGATTTATGGAAACACCAGTGGTTGGGCTGGAGCAACGTATCCTTACGACTTCTACTCAAGGGGAATAATGCCTCTGAACTACAGAAATTAAGAAAGGCCCGAAAGGGCCTTTTTTAATCCTTCTTCTTATTTTTATTTTTCAAAGCCCACAATTCATCAGCTGTTCTATCATAATGATAATCTGATCTGCTGCATTGTTCACGTGCATCAAACATCATCTTCTTCAATTCATCATTAAGAATATGCTTGCGCTCATAAAGTTTATCCATAGGATTGTCTTTAGCATCTTTCTTTCCTTTACCAGCATATGAACCAATTGCCTCACAGTAATCTGCATAATTTTGCAGAAGCAAAGAAAATGGCATTTCAGCCAAAGATTTATTAAAAGTTTCATCATTGTCTGAAAGAAGATATTCAACCATATCAAAATCGTTGAGAATGTATGGAACTGTTTTGGTTCTTTTCTTTTTAGCCATGACAACAATATATCCTGTAAAAAGAGTAAGTCAATTAATTGACTATGACATCTATTGATATATAATACTACAGATATCGCGGATGAGAGAGACAGAAACTCGCTAGGCTCATAATCTGGAGAATTGGGTGCAACTCCCAAATCCGCTATTTGAAGGTCTATAAAGCTGCTTAGGGATAACTGATACCCCGCAGTAATCAGAGGTGGGGCGCGAATACCTCAGAAGAACGCGAAGGGCTAGTATTATACTTCCCAAGGCTTGATCGGCCTTGGAAAAAGGATTCAATGCCCGTTTTAGCCACTTTAGCTCAACGGTAGAGCAATGCTTTTGTAAAGCATAGGTTGCGGGTTCAAATCCCACAAGTGGCTTTTGGCGAGTTTACTCAAGCGGTCAACGAGGGCAGACTGTAAATCTGCTGGCATTGCCTACGAAGGTTCGAATCCTTCAGCTCGCATTATGCACAATGTGAACATACCTCATTTTTATTGTTATCTTCGTAAAGAGCACATGTACCAACATGAGCAGCATAAGGGAGAATTTGACAAGGTTTTGGTATTCGGTGCACAGTCATGTGCTGGATATGCCATGACTTTTCATGTCATGACTGACTACGGAATTGTTCGTAGCAGAGTCCCTGTTCATATGCTATGCTGGAAGCCAGAGGCTCCTTTAATGCCACTGGATCATTTGCAACTCTGGGATTGTTTCCATGAGAATGTATCCACTGTTGAATACGATGCTCTATTTGATTGCAGAGCAAAAGTTGTTCTGAAAGACAAGACAGAGCATTGGGGCGACTATGTGATGACCTTTGATTGGTATAGGAATGCCTATTCAGAGGAACCTACGCAATACAAGTGCCTTCACATGATTGCACTGGACAACGGAAACTATACACTCCAGCCAAACAATAGAATTTTTTGGAAAAACATGTCATTTGTCACCAAGCCATTCCCGGAAAAACCGGACTTCAAGGTTGACAACAAGGCATGGAAGTGCGAAGGTGAGAGTGATCGTTGGATCATCGATGGTCACGATGACAATTATTACTACGATATAAAGCCTACTACATAATAATGGTATTGTTGATAATGGATTGAAATGCGTACAAGACGGGGGTTCGAATCCCCCCGACTCCATTAGCCTAAGTCAGAGAATCTGCAATCCTCTGAAAACGGCGAGCCAAGTCCTCGTAGCAGCGGGGCATTTCCCGAAGTCCTAGGCTTCGGGTCACGGGGTCGAAAGGAATAGATTGGCGCAAAGTAATGAAGAAGGAGATACCCGACACGGGTAACAAGTGTCGCAAATAAACAGTTGCAAAAAATAATTGCTAACGAATTAGCAATGGCTGCTTAAAGCAGTGGGGTTTCCCGGTTTTCCCGCATCTGAAAAACCGGGTTTTTTATTGCCATAAATATCTTTATGATTGTAAAGCGCGGCAATAAATGGGAGGTTAGGGATTCCTCCGGAGAAAAGCTTCTCGGTACACATTCTACCAAAGAAGAAGCTACTGATCAATTGGCTGCTATAGAAATATCCAAGAAAGAAAGAAAAGGATTCAAACAGTATGTAAAAGAAGCTAATGAGCTAACTTTACAATATCATGCTGAACTAAATCCAAAACTTTGGGAAAATGGAAAATTAAAAGAAGATGTAAGAAATAAACTTCTTCAAATAGCAGATGTATGGTCAAAGTTTGCTAAGATTCCTGCAGAAGCAATCGAAGACATAATTTTTGTTGGTGGTAATGCAAATTATAATTACACAGATTTCTCTGACATTGATTTGCATATTCTTGTGGATAAAGATAAAATTGCAGATTGCCCAGAAATTTTAGATGAATATTTAAAAGACAAAAAGCAACTATGGGCTCAATCACATGACATAAAAATATATGATCATGATGTAGAACTTTATGCACAAGATATAGACGAATCTACTCCTTCAAACCAAGGTTCGTATAGCATAGTTCATGATGACTGGGTTAATGAACCCAAACAAGAAGAAGTAAATCTTGATGACCCCGAAATACGTATGAAGGTTCTAGATTTTATTCATAAGATTGAAAATTTAATTTCTAGTAACGCTTCAGATGAATCTTTTGAAAAAATGAAAAAGAAGTTCAGAGAGATGCGTTCTGCAGGACTGAAAAAATCTGGAGAATTTTCAGTAGAAAATTTAATTTTTAAAGAACTTAGAAATTTGGGTTATTTTGACAAAATTAACACCTATATCACCCAAAAGCAAGATGAAAGATTGAGTCTTAAAAAGACTAAATAATATTATGAATAATAGAGAATACCAAGAAATTTTAGAAAATCTATTACACCGCATAGATCTTTTAGAAAAACAATTAAAGAAGTCTAAAAAAGCTGACAAAGACTACGATGGGGACGGAGAAGTTGAATCCGGGACCGAAGAGTACTTTGGCTCAAAAGACAAGGCTATTAAAAAGGCTATAGCCAAGAAAAAGAACAAGAAAATTGAAGAAGCACTAGACCGCGTTGGTGGAAATTATAATAATAATAATCCGGGTTTAAGATGCCTTATGCATATGGTTAACAAGAATTCACCATTGGTTGAAAGTGCTTCAAATATTTTGTCAAACAAAAAACAAACCACAACAAATAAATTTAAAGATAACGGAACAAAAATTCAACTTTCAGAATCTTTGACTTTTGGTGGTTTTCCTGCTCTTCGTAAATTAAATGAAAATGGAGTAGTTGGCCAATTTAATGATTCAGATGACCGGGGCAATGATGAAAAGGTTGCAACGCGAACAGATTCAATTGCACAAAAAATTGGGTTGTTGAATAGCTGGGGAGGAAATCCAGTTGAATATGATGTTACAACCGATGAAGGTTTGACAAGAGCATTGCAACATATTCAAGGAGTCAGGACCGGAATGGACGCTGCTGATTCTAGATCTAATATTAGCCAAAGTGAATTGGATGCAGACAAACACAATAGTCAATTTTTAGATCAACTTACACAAATGGCAAAACAAAGAAGATTAAAAGTAAAACACCAAGGAATTGGTGGCCATTGGACAATGGATTATGGAGCTTCTAAATAAAAAACCCCACTTAAGATCGCATCTTAGGTCCGACAATCCCGAGAAGTTCGGGGTTGTTTCTTTTACCGTTCTACGAATTCAACCCAGTCTTGATGGACTACATGGCATTCGCCATAGCCATCTTTAATTTTGCTCAAATCCCACCAAATAACATCACCAACTTTAATATCTTCAGTTAGTTTATTCCCAACTGCAGTTACTTTTGCTGGAATGATCTTTGACTTTGATTTCTCGTTGTAAATAATGCCTGCTTCTGTGGTCTTTTCACCACCAATAAGCGACTTAGCCAATACCCATTTTCCTACTGGTTTCATAATATTCTCCTAGTTCCTCAGCTTGGATTCGAACCAAGACAAAGAGGTTCAAAGCCTCTTGTGCTACCTTTACACCACCGAGGAGTAAATTTGTGAACAATACTGATTCATTATAATTGAACTTGCACAACCAACATTGATGCTGCGAACAGAACCATACTGAGGAATGTACAGAACATCATCACACATACTTAGAACGTCTGAAGGAATGCCAATTTGTTCCTGCCCAAAAACCATAATATAATGAATATTAGGATCAAAGGTATAAGCATTGATATCTTTTGCTTCAGGAACATTATCTATACCAATTACTCTGACTTTTTTTCCTGCGGATTTATCACCATATCCAGAAGAGTGCATATCCAAAAAAACGGAAAGAGAATCAATATCGCGTACATGACGAAAATTGGTGTAGTGATGAGTCCCAACAGTCCCCCGCCTGTCGTATTTTTTATGCCCATAAATTAAAACTTCTTTCGCAAGAAATGCATTAGCGTTACGAATAACGGTTGCAATATTAAAATCATTGCCAATATTACAACAAACAACTGAATAATTAAAACGTTTTTCGTCCAAATCTGCTCTGATAGCATCATCGTTCCAATAATGATAATGATCAATAATATTACGAGTTTCCATTTCCAAGTACCTTAAACCCATTGGCAATTCTGATTTCTTCACAAAAGGTATGATGCTGGCTTCCAAGTTTGCAAAGTTTTCCGGGCTTTCCAGTTACTTCACAAATAGAATATGTGTCATCTTCGGCTCTATCTACCAACTTGCACAGTTCTTTGTGAAAGTCATGATCTTCGCAAAGGGAAGTAAAGTAGAATCGAAGTCCACCAAACTTTTCTTTAATTTGAAGAACCGTAAACGGATATTCATCAGGATTGTAAGTATTGTTCTTCAGATGTTCTTCAAGAAGAACAGTCAAATCTGCACAGAGTTTGTCAACTCTGGAAACCCAACCTGCGGGAAGAGAATAGTATGAGGACTTATCCATGTTCTTGAATACAACAGGATATTTGGCGACCAACACATCAATCTCATCATTTACTTCAATAATTTCTTTTGGATTCATTCGTCTTTTCCTTTTCCCCAACCATGAATTCCACAATCAGGGTGGTGCATGCTTTCTTTGTAAAACTCTCTTAGAGTCATGTCAAAGGGATAATGTTTTAAAACTGCTCTTGCCCGTTCTCTTATTGCTTTTGGAACACCGGGTGTAACTTTTGGATCCAAAAGATCGAACAAAAATTGTTTAGTATTTACAAGACTATTGTATTCTTCGTGTGGAAGTGTCATAATGACCCTTACGGGATTCGAACCCATGTTATGGCCTTGAAAGGGCCGTGTCCTAGACCGACTAGACGAAAGGGCCGAACTACTATCTGTTATTCAATCTTTGCTCGGACTTCAAGAATCATGAAGCCAACAAGCATTCCAACGATGCTACCAATGACTGCACCCTCGTAGTTCTTGTGGAATACAAGTCCAATCATATTGATCATCATCAGAATCATGAAAGGAACCATCAACTTGCTAAGAATCTTTTTCATAGTCTTATTATATCCTGTCTTGGGTGTTTGTCAATCAATCGGGCATGAAAGATTCGAACTTTCGGCCTCTTGCTCCCAAAGCAAGCGCTCTACCAAGCTGAGCTAATGCCCGTGTCTTTTATTTATCTTTATTTTTTTATTTTGCTTTCCAAACTTTGGTTTTTAAAGCACGTCCAGATTTTTGAATCACCGAATGATGACCAAAATCAATACACACATAACGCCCACACCAAACACCAATATTATCGCAATGCAAATCGCCACCAAGAACACATGTTCCGTTGATGATGTATTCTTTTGGAACATCATCAACTGGCGTAGTGATTTGGGAAAGAAGAATCTTCATTGCACGACAAACTTTTTCAAGATTCTTTTTGGATTGTGCCATATCAGCAAAGCATGTTTGGTAGCCCCAGCGAACAGGATTCCCGTAGCCATCTACAAGTACAATGCGTTTTCCGACAGGAGGAGCGAGACCAGCCTTTGCTGCACGACGCTGGCGAAGCCAAGCATTTTTGGCTTCTTTCTCATTCCAAAACACCTTAAGAGCATATTGATTTGATACATTGATCGCAGCATTATTTTCTAGAAAAATAGAACTTGCGCCACCAAAGCCATTATCATCGCTCTTTCCAAGAAAATATTTTAACTTGTTGAAGTCATACACAAGTACTCCATCTGTTTCTTTCTTGTGTTTAAATTGAGGATATTCGCTTTGTAGCGGATCTTTCATGCTCATAGTATACCCTAATGCAATTAGCAGTCAAGCATAATCAATACTTTTGTTTATATGTTTCTTTAAAGTAAATTAAAACTTCTGCAATTCCTAAAGCAATCACTGGTAGAAACGTAGCAATCGCAAAGCACCAAAATGGTACAGTATGTTCTACCATTAGATCCCATCCATTTCATTGTTGTCATTGGGTCCAAAGAATCCCAATGCGTTGTCCATATCTGCCATATCGTCCAAAGCCTGTTGCTGCTTCATCTTCTCCATGCGCTCCGGTGTACGGAACTTCTTCATGAAGTCACACTTGCAATGTTCAAACTCACGGTCATCAGCGTGAATGAGAAGCCCGTCCCATTCATCGCACCAATGCCATCCATCGTCAAGTTCCTGTGCGGTCAGCATGACGCTCTCATCACCATCAAAGGGCTGCATGAGGTAGTTCCAACGCTCTTGGGACATTTTGTGTTTGTCAAACATTGCCGTCCTCCTTGTAGCAGTCCCAGCCGCGCTCTTGCGCCCATTGCTTTGCATTTACCGATGCGGAGATGGCGGCGACATTTTTACATATCTCGCGCCTAGCCTCGTCACGCTCGCGTTCCAACTGACAGATCCTAGCGTAACCGTGGCAAATTATATTGATAATTTCTGGAGTGAGACTGGTATACTTTGAAAGTTCACGCAGTTCGTATGCAACATCCTCGTCCTTGATGTTTTTTAATTTTGGTCTATTAGGATTGTGCCAATCTTCACTCATTGGTATTACTTTCCAAAGGTAATGGTGATCTTCTCAGCCAGCTGAACGCACAGCATCATCATCATGAATGCCGTCCCAAGGAAAATGACGGTGACGGCAACATCCATAAGGAAGCCCAACACACCCTGTTCGGGAAAGAGGCTGAGGGTCTTGGTAACGGTCTTGGTGTTCTTTTTCTTGGTAGCCATGTTTATTTCTTTTCTGAATGTTTGATATAGTCGATTTCGTGCTTGAGGAAGTCATCTTCAACCACATAGATGTTATGCGAGATCTTGTCCAACATATCTTCAATCTCAACCTGCGAGATGGTTCCATCTCTGACATCATTGCGCAGAAGATCAATCTGTTCAATGACAATAGAAAGTTTGTCCATTGCTTTGAAGAAGCGCTTCGGGCTCTTGGTCTTGGTCTTGGTCTTGGTAGCCATATTAGTCCTTGTTGTATTCCTGTTTGGTCATGCGAGTGATGCTACGAATATAGCCGTAACGACGACGAGCGCAAGCAACTATGCGCTTGTATTCCTTGGCGGTGCAGTAGAAGTGCAGGTCGAATGACTTGCCTTCCAGCATCATACCGGACCCAACGAACATTCGGTTGTAACGCTTTTCCAGTCCACGGGAAATTTCAAAATAGTTTCCACGGTTGTACTGAAAGAAGTAGTGGTACTTGGTTTCTTTCTTGGCCTTAAGCATTGTCGTACTCCTTGAAGCAGTCCCAGCCAAATGACTTTGCCACTTCCATTGCCGCTTCTTCTAGACCCAGTTCGTCATATGCAGGATTTGGGAAGAAGTCTGTGTATCCACGGCAGTACATCCGCCTAGCCTCGTCACGCTCGGCACGGAGTTGTTCAATTTCGTTAGCGATCTTTTGTCCGGTAGTAGATGGTTTGATTCTCATGCCCATAGTATAGCCCTTACCCAGCCATAGTCAAGCAAGAGAGTGATAAATATCTACATGAAAAGGTTCAAGCAATTTTTATCGGAAGAAGTTTCCATACAAATTTTAATTCTTGAGGGCAAAGCACAGAATCAAATTATTAAACAATTTGGTTCAAAGATTTTAGAAAAAATTCATAAGGAAAGTTTATATCCTTCAGAAAGATATGATGCTATAAGTGATCAACCGGGTC